GTTAGGCCGACAGCGCTTTTCCACCGATGTAACGATGGAGGCTGCTCATGACTTTTTCCAGGCCCTTGATTGTCCTCGTAGCTTGACAGCTAGTCTGCTCCTTAAGTATAGGGAGTTTGATCAACTGGTGAGCCTCGAGGCTAATCCGCAGCACTACGCGAGTAGTGAAGCGTTTAGGGATAGCTACCTAGCCTCATCCTTTTTGTCCAGAAACACGTTTCTTCGGACAAGCTTTGATAAGGAAAAGCTAGCACTGACGAAGTTTGAAAACTTTGAAAGTGTTTGTAGGCAAACGAATTGGCGGTTCAAAAATCTTCACAGTCTTCAAAGTCAAGCAAGCTTTGAAGAGGTTACATTGCTTTACGCAATGAAATCTAAAATCGCGAAGATCCTAGGGCCGTTTTCGCCTGATGAGTTACTTGAGCAGTCCTCTTGGGGGCCTGGGACGACCACCTTGATTAAAGGTGATGATACCAGTGCTGCTAAGAAGTTCCAGTGTGAAACTGGAATAACGCGAGATCTATACCCCCTAGCTTTTGATTTGTTACCGAAAGCGTACCCGGGATGGAGTGCGATCCTCAAAAAGGAAAGTGCAACATTCCAGGAAGGGAATAAGATAATAACCGTGCCTAAAACGTCCAAAATCGATCGGGTCATAGCAATTGAGCCAGGGATTAATCTCTGGTTCCAGTTAGGACTCGGAAGGATGATTAAACGTCGTATGGTAAGGTTTGGGATAGACTTAACAAGTCAGATTAGAAATCAGCAACTTGCACGCTCCTCTAGTATTTCTGGGGAGCTCGCAACTGTGGATTTCTCGTCTGCGAGTGATTCTATCGCCTCAGAGCTAGTGAGGGAGCTGTTTGACCAACCCTTTCGGGAAGGCCAGCAGGACCCTATGATCTGGCATGAGGTAATGGATTGCTTGCGTTCCAAGTACGGCTGCATCGGCTCCAAGACTTTCCGCTGGGAAAAGTTCTCCAGTATGGGGAACGGTTTCACGTGGGATCTTGAATCGCTCATTTTCTACTCCGCTGCATTGGTCGTCTGTGAATATCTCAGGCTTCCAACGCATGAAGTGAGCGTCTTTGGTGATGATGTTATATTACCATCAAAGGCCTTTGCGCTCTTCGCCAGCTTCAGTAAGTTTTTGGGCTTCTCGGTTAATTCTGAGAAAAGCTTCTCTACCGGATGTTTTCGGGAGAGTTGCGGCTCGCATTACTTTGCTGGCGTCGACTGTAAACCAATTTATCTTAAAGATAAATTGACCTCTCCCCAACAGGTTTATAACCTGGCAAACACACTACGAATTCGCAGTCATATGTTTTACGGCTGCGAGATGCGTTTTCGTGATGTGTTTTATAAATGGCAAAGAATTTTACCGAAGTCAATTCGGTTCAAAGTTCCTGCTGTTTATAATCCTCAAAGTCATGAGATCGAACCCACAGAAGGTGGGTTTCTTTCGAATTTCGATGAGGCATGTCCGAGTCGTGCAAAATACGGGATCGAAGGATTCCGCTTCCGCAGATTCGCTTGGGTAGCTATAAAGCTAGAGGTTGAAGATCCTGGCTTGTTACTTGCCAGTCTTCATGGGCTAGAAAGGAAACTGCCTAGCCAGACCCAAAAGGCCGAAAGGCCTGCTGGGGTTACAGATCGATCAGAGGACAGGAATCCACCTTCGGGTGGAAACTTTGTATCTCTGAGAGACCGTACCAAGTGTCGGTTGGTTACGACATTTGTCCGTCGGTGGTATGATCTAGGACCATGGATTTAATTTTGGTCTTCTCCGTTCTCCTTTGAGAAATTGAAGGGGTACCCGGCAGAACCTGCCGGGAAGGTGGGAAAGGATTAATCTCCTTTCATGGTGAATGCGCGG